ATACTGACCAATTACTAAACCTGTCTTTAATAAGTTGTGATGAGTTATATGATATGAGCATCTTAGCAGTTCTTTGATCACATTTCTCTGCAAACTTGTCATGATCAAAACTCTCATGCATGTTACCTTTCTTACCATATAAATTAGAATCTATCTCATATGGTGGATCAAGATATACAAATGCATTTACAAGATCTGTCAGTAAAATTTCGTAGTCATCATTTGTAATTGTCCATCTTTGAATGATCTTACTGTATTGGGGTAGTTTATTGATTCCTCGCACACTGAAGTTTTGGATGCTCGCTTGACGTGAGAAAGATGAAGACTCAGTAAGACCACTGAAACTACACTTATTGACGATATAAAAAGCAATAGCACGTTCGAGATCGGTAGATCCTCTATCATGTAGAATAGACTTGCTATCCTCGAAGAGTATTCTACAGTCGGAGGATTCTCTTTTGATATCTGTGAGTCTGGTCGCAATTTCATTACCTTGTTTTTGTAAGATTTGCCAAAAATTTGTCAACGGTTCGTATAAATCATTGACCCAAATGTTCAAGTGTGGGAATGTAGTGCTGATGTGTAGTGCTACAGAACCACCACCTAGAAATGGTTCACGATACTCCTTACAATTTGAAAGATTTGGAAAAAAATTTTTGATTTTACCAACTGCTCTAGACTTACCACCCGGATATCGTAATGGTGTCTTGAGATTGGTCACTTAAATTCACACTCCATCATAATTTCAGTCATCGCTGCCAAGAGATTGATCTCCTGATCAGCAACAAAAGCACCTTGGTATTGATACTTTGCAACAACTAATACTGCATGTGGTATAGTTGCAGGTTTCAACACATTATACAACGAATCGTAAATATTTCTCAGTATTGTGTTGGGATCATTATCTAAATTCTGTACAATCCACTTTCTTACATTTGGAAAATCTTTTCTCTGAAGATATCCCATCAATTCTTTCGTGTTTACATCTGATAGTTTAGATAATATACCAGTATCAATCTCTCCTCCTGCTGCATATCTCTGTACTTCATTCAATACTCTCCTCCAATCAGGAAAGTGTGTTTGTATTACTGTTGCTAATACCTTTTTATCTGCTGTAACTTCTTCTAAAGATAATATCTCGTTCAATCTTTTGAAGAACTGTGCTGCTATAGTTTGTTTCTCCTTACCATCTACACTAAAATCTATCACAGTGCATCTAGAATGCAGTGGTTCTATAATTCTATTCTTGTAATTGCACGTAAAAATGAATCTGCAGTTCTTATAGAACTGTTCAACATTTGCCCTAAGAAGTAATTGAACATCATGGGTGGTGTTGTCTGCCTCGTCAATGATAATAACCTTATGCTTGCCCCTTGACGTAAGGGAAACAGTAGAGGCGAAACTCTTAGCTTGATTACGCACGGTGTCGAGAAATCTTCCTTCATCTGATCCGTTTATAACATAACTATCTATTCCCATTTGCTTGCATAGTGCCTTTGCCACCGTAGTTTTTCCTATGCCGGGAGGTCCAGATAGGAGCATGTTTGGTAGTTCACCCTTTGCTAGAAAGTCATTGAATGTTTTCTTGATTCTCTCAGGTAGAATACATTCATCAATTGTCTTGGGTCTGTATTTTTCAACCCATATAAAATCTCTATCCAAAGTCATCAATAATCAAGTTTGCAGAAATAGCAATTCTCTTTCCTTTTGTCTCAGGGACAGAATGAAAGAGAGATCCGTTCCATAATAGTAGTGTACCAGATTTCGGTTTGATTCGCAACATGTCAAATTTTAGAGGTGCAGAATCCTCATTTGCATATGCATAATAACATGATGCCCATGTGCATGGATAGTGAGTGTGTCTTATAGTATGATCACCCTCCTCATACATTAGTGCCCAGAAATCTTGAACCTTATACGTGCATAATTGTAGTCTACTGAAAGACTCAGGATCAGATGTTCTCGCTCTGTCAACTCCGTCTAAAATTTTATCAATATATGGGTCAAAGATTTTTGTTTGTTTATGTGTCTTGTATGAACTTCTCCATGCTTTTACATTGGATACTTCACCTTGGGGAAAATTATTTCTATGTTGTCTTATGTCCTCAATAAGTTTTTCATTATCAATATCTAACTGCATAGAATACACAGGCATATTGACCA